CTATGCTCTATGTCTGGAAAGAGACAAGGAAAAATATTTGTTACCAGAAGGGTAGAGAATGGAATTCGAATCTTCAGAATAGAGGAGGTGAAGTCATGACCATTGACGAAGCAACAAATAATCCAGTAGAATGGTTGATTCAACAGATTCATCAAGACAATGAATTCTCAATCAAACAAGAATTAATTGATGAGGCAAACGAAAGACTCAAGAAACTATTGATTAATTCAGCGCAATGGGGAGCAAGTGATGTACTTCTAAAATTAGAAGAACTTGTTCCTCACTTGACTGAAGAAATAGACCAAGCATTCATAAAATACTACCAAAATAATGAAACCAAAAGTGAAGACATGGCTCAACCAGATTGAGTCTGGGATTATATCATCCAACACAACACGAATTCTGAACTACATCATGCATCATTCTGGACATACCATTTGGGACATGAGAAGCAACTTGAACATATCACATCAGACATTGACTGCAATCATAAGCAATTTGATGGATGAAGGACTGGTGAAAGCATCTGGTGATATTGAAGTTGATAGTTCACACTACTCAAGACTCTTCTTTGTAGATGATGAATCAGATAGAAAGCATCTGATAGACATTCGGAGAAATGAGAAATTCGAAAGACTACTCCTTTCTATAAATGAATATCACGATAAGTTGGATGATATCCAGACTCACATTGACAAACTAAAATTTCAAGACCAAAACCAATCAACACATGGAACAGATGACACAACAGGAAATGAATCAGTTCATCAGACAAGTATTCAAGGAACACTATTTTGAAATAGGAATCTATAGATGGGCAAATGACAACAAGCAAGAAATCAAAGCATTCTTTCTGGCATCATTCGTCATATGTATTATCATGTCCTATCTGGTATCATCATGGGCAATTGCTATCTGGTCATTCCTGTTTATTGGAATCATCACAATTGTAGGTCTTGAACATCTATTGATTGGACTTATCTTCAAAAGAATCATTAATAAAATAGAAGAGAAGGGAATTCATTGCACTCTTCCCTATCTACTCTATGTATGCGCTGACTTGCTTGAGTAAGTAGGCACATGAACGAAATCAATTTAGGTTAAGGTAAACAGGAGCATCCTAACGAGGATGCTCTTTTTTATATGTATGAATACTTCCCATAGTTTGGATGCAATTCAAAGTACATTCTCATCATCACCATGTCCGCATAATCTGGTGATATTCCATGCAGTCTTTGAATCTCCTCCTTGCTGGTCACAGATAGTCTTGTATCTGAATCTGGATTCCTCCTTCGAATCATGTCCAGTTCTTTCACCAATGTGTCTCTATGTGCCAAAGGAAGAATGATTTTGTTCTGCTCAATCATCTCTGCCAACTTGAAGTAGCATTCTGCTTTCATGTTGATGAACTTCTCTGGATGTTTGGCTCTTGCTCCATTCTGGAATCCTCTGCATCGAAGAAAGTCAGTTGCTCCTCCTCCGACTCCATCTTCATCACAGATGATGTTAGACAACTTCACTTGATACTTTCTACTCAATTCTCTGATGGCATCTACAACTTCATTGATTCTATTCTTTCTGAACTCTACCACATCAATCAACTGAAGATTCCTCCAAACACCAATGGTAGTTCTATCCTTTCCAAGACGAGCAATGTCTCCTGTGATATACATATCTCCAGTTTGGTCTTCATCTCTGAAGCATCGAAGCAAGTCATCATAGTTGAACAGATTGTCTATGCTCTCATCATAGTCCCAGTCTCCTTCCAATAGTCTTTTTCTATCTACTTCTGGCAATCTGGAAAGAGTCTCATAGTATGTTGGAGGAAGGTGATGATTGTCCATTGCAGTTGCTTGGATGAATGCATACTGAATAGGCAATGTACCAATCTTCCATGGAGAGAAGATTTCATTGTACAGCCATCCCTTACTTGGATTGCAAGTCATGAGTCCCTTTGGTGGAAGATTGTATTCCTTCAACTTGAATCTCACGCGACTCCTCAAAATATCAATTGCTTTCTTTGTGACTTGACTCACCTCGTCTACAAACCAGTCTGTGATTTCAAGAGACCCAAGTGAATCAAAATTTGCATCTGATGGGTAAGCATACAAGTCCTTCAACACTATCTCACTTCCATTGCTAAACACTATCACATTGCTTTGACCATTGAACTTATAGTCTTTCTCTGCTCGTAGTCCATACATCTGACAAACTTCGAAGAAAGTCTTCAAAGTAGTCTTCTTCAATGTGTCTAACTTACTTCTTCCAATCAATCCTCTTGTGCCTTCATACTTCAATCTTCTTTGGACTTGCCATGCACAACCAAGGAATGACTTACTTCCTCCAGCAGCCCCTCCAAACAGGACAAGTTCACATGGATTATCAATTGCAAGATGTCTCAAAGCATCCAATTGCTTTGGAAGAAATTCAATCATAGTAGATACTTATTGTCACCAGTTAAGTCATGCAGTTCAAAGAAGATTTCATTCATCCTTCTGGATGCTTGTAGTGATGGTTTCATCAGTCTCTTTGCACAAAGCAGATTCATTTCTTTGAGGAGCATTCTCTCCTTCTTCTTTTTCTCGTATTCAGTCATTGAAAATATTTTTGGTGTATCTGTTTAATAGAATCAATCCATGTCTGGTTGACTACTTTGCTACCATAGGCAACTACATGATATGAATCAATGTATTCAGTAGGATGAATTTCATCATACAATACAATCTTGGTGATGCCATATGACAAGTATGTCTCGAACTCAAAGATGTTGTTCACATCTGGTTCAATGAACTCTTGGAATTCATCATAGTCCATATCGGAAAACGAAGACTTATCATACCATAGTTCACCTATCTCTTCTTCTTTGTCTATATCATATGATGGAGTTCTTTCATCATATTTATTCCAGAGACTTGCAATGTCTAATGAGATAGCATTAGCATCTACCAGTTCAATCATCAAGATATACAAGTCCTTCATGGTGATTCTATCCCATGTCAAAACTGGTTTCTCATGTTGTAGATAAAATCCACATGAGTCCAGCATTTCCTTTAATGTATATGACTCTTTCATCGAATGAAGAACTGGTATTCACCAAGCATCTGCAATGTGTTAGTGTATTTCATATGGTCATCCTTAATCACAGATGATATATGTTCAGCAATGTTGATTCCAGACCTATGTAACTGAACCAATCTGATGACTGCTTTCTCTTTAGTCATATGTTGTTTGGATGCATACCTATTCAATCTGTCTTCATGCAGTTCTTGAATTGATTCAGATGCTTTGTCTTTTAGCATAGGTCTTGATGTTTTTGAGTTTATTAATTGGTCTGGTATATCCAAGGTCAGCAAGTGATTGGGCAATATCATTCATGATGTCTCTGATGTCTTTGTCTGTTGCATAGAGATTCTGAATCTGTGATGTAGCATAGATGACAATGGAATGGGCAATGCAAGTCTTGAAGAGTCTTCCCAGATACTGGAGAGACATCAGTCCTTCATTGACAAATTCTTCTCTCATGAAAAACATGACCATGTATCTGCTCAATACTTCCTTCTTCTTTCTGGTATGTGTGTTAGCAATGTCCAGAACTCCTGTATGTGCAGAGACCAAATCACAGATTACCTTGAAGGTATGCTCCTCATCCAGATTGACAGACTGCAACTTGTTGTGGATGCGAATGCATATCTGTCTGGACTTGTAGTTCAAATGGGGAAGTATGATTGACAGAGCAGTTGATTGCTTATCTACTGGAATCAATTCTATCAATTCATAGATGCTATTTGTTGGATTCAGTTCAGTAGTTGACATATAGGGACTCCTGTTAGTTCAGATAGTTTGTTGTAGTGTTTCAATTGCATTGATGATGGATTCTCTATGTATCTATAAAGTGACCATCTACTGATATTCATTTTCCTTGCACACAATTCCTTTGTTCCGAAATGCTCAAGGATATGTTTCTCAAGTGAGTTCATAACTTCTTTAGTTGACATGAATGATAGGTTCTATCTTTGATTGCGAAGATATGTCACTAATCTGCAACATGAAATCTTGCTTGGATATTCAATTGACACAACATATGAACACATGGAAATCATATGCAATTGGACTGATGAAAGATAGGGTGAAGGGAGAAGACTTGTTGAGTGAGACTCTACTCAAGGTGTTAGACAACCAGAGAGAGAAAGCAGAAGTTCTTGCTTGTGAAGAGAAGTTGTTCTGGTATGTCAACAAGGCACTTTGGAGAGGAGCAATCAATCAGTCATCTTCGTTTGCAGTTAAGTACACCAAGTATGCAAAGCAATGGTCAGATATGTCTACCAAGCATGAAGAGGAAAGGGATGCTCCTTGGTTGGGTAGCAGACTGGACAATGAATATCTGGATGCATACATACAATTGATGCCACAGATAGATGCAGTTGTCTTGAGACTCTACATGATGGATGACTTCAGTTATCAGAAGGTGAGTGATGAAACGGGTATACCAGTTAAGGACTTGTATAAGTTAGTAGAAAGAGCAATCAATAAAATCAAGAAAAATGTGGAATCTAAATGCACCAAAAGAAGTCCAAGATGGAAGAATGAATATATGTAGGAAGTGTAAGTTCTACAACCAGAATGGAACAAAACCTACTTGTGGAACTCCTATCATAGGTGATGCTCTTACACCAGAGCAGATTGAAGAACTGGAGAAGGAGAATGTAGTATCATTCTATCGCAGAAAGACAAGACTATGTGGATGCTACTTGAGGCAGAAGGTGAAGTTCACATTCACATCATGTCCTGTGGGCAAATGGGGAAAGTACAGATTGAATGAAGAAGAGACAATAGAACTCAAGAAGTTCATAGACACACTACCAACCAAGGGAATCTACAAAAGCGAAAACATTCTACAATTGAAGGAATGGTTCAGCAGAATCACAGGAAGCAAGAAGAACATACCTAATTGCCCAAAATGTATCAAGGAATTAATCAGCGAAATCAAGCAACAATTAAATCATTCCGAAGATTGAAAAAGGGAATCACCATACTACTCAAGAAGCAGAGAGTCTCCTTTGACTTTGATGGTACACTATCTACCAGAACAGGAAAGGACAGAGCATTGTTTGAGATGAAAAAGGGGAATGATGTCTATATAGTAACTGCAAGAAGAAAGGAGAATGGGAAAGATGTCTATGCAGTAGCAGACCAATTGGGGATAGACAAGTCTCATGTTGTATTCACAGAAGGAGAAGACAAATGGACTTACCTATTGAAGCATGAGATAGACAAGCATTATGACAACAACAAAGAGCAGATAAGAAAAATAAAAACAAACACGAATATCCAAGCAGAACTATGGCAGTAGCAATAGCATACATGGTAATAGCATCACTACTGGTTTTTCTTGTGTTAGTTGTGATAGACACAATCAAACAGACAAGGGAATCAGACAAGATGCTCAAAGAACTCAAAGACGAATTCAAAAAAAAGAAAGATGCCAATTCCACAACCAACACCAAAAGAGGAGAAGAGTGACTTCATTGCCAGATGCATGAGTGATGACAAGATGATAAGTGAATATCCAGAAGCATCACAAAGACTTGCTATCTGTCAGACATCATTCAAAAGCAAAAGCGAAGCGAAATAGAAGCAAACTATAAGCAAACTATAAGCAAAACCATAAAGATGGACAATAATACAGAAAGCAAGAAACAAGCAATGATAGTTGCACTACATCAATCTCTTGGTATAGTGACTAAAGCATCAGCAGTAGTTGGCATCAATCCCAGCACTCACTATGGTTGGTTGAAGGAAGATGAGGAATATGCTTTCGCAGTTCAAGAAGTTCATGACAAAGCAATAGACTTTGCTGAAGAGAAACTCTTTGAATTAATTGCTGGAGCAGAGAAGGAAGTAGTCACTCATAAAGGTGAAGTAGTGACCATCAAGGAATCACCAAACACAACTGCAACCATCTTCTATCTCAAGACCAAAGGGAAGAAGCGAGGATATGTGGAGCGACAGGAGATAACTGGTGAAGAAGGAAGACCAGTCATCCAGATTGCTGGTAACATTTAGGAATCCAAGAATAAATTGTCTCTACTCGGTGGAGTGAAAAGAAGAAAGTCAATAGAATCAATACAACCATATGACAACCAAAAAAATTGAGAATGCAAGAATAGAGGTAGATGTACCTATCAACTACAATTCAATCACATTAAGGAAGTTCATTGCATACATGAACGCCAAGAGCGACATAGACCAATGCATTGCCATAACAGGACTGACTCGAAAGCAAGTAGAAGGATTCATGTACAATACCATCTACACCATCAATGATATGTTTCAAGATGCATTGATGACTGGTACACCAAAGCATGAACATACCTTCTTCATTAACCAGATGCATCTTGGTTTCATCCCAGACTTGAATAGTCTCACCTTCAGAGAATATGTAGACCTTGATGTTCTTGCTGGTCAAATCTGGAAAGGAGAAGAAGTCAACTATAAGGAACTACCAAGACTACTTGCTATTCTCTTTAGACCAGTTGAGATGAAGGTGAAGAATAAGTATACCATCAAGCCATATGTGACTGATGAGATAGACACATACATAGACAACATCTATGACATGACCATGGATAGAGTGAATGGTTCATTGGTTTTTTTTTCGACTATCGAAAAAGAATTACTGCTCAATTCTCAAGTCTCTTCTCTCCGAAGTCTGAAGACGATGATGATGGAGATTACTCCACTCCAAGTGGATTAGAAAAATATGGCTGGTATCACATTCTACAAACAATAACAGAGAGAGACATCACCAAGTTCAAGCAGATACTGGATAAAGATGCAACAGAGATATTCACTCATCTTGCATACACGAGAGACTATCAAGCATCTGTTAGGTTAGCAATGAGACAACAAAATAGATAGACACATATGTTCAGTCAAGTATCATATAACGTAGTCATTGAGAGATTCAAAGCATTCGCTGATGGTCACTATTTGATTAAGAGATTCACACATGGTCAAGTTGATGTGACTGATATCATGAAGGATGCTGAATATCCTTGGATGCATATAGTACCAGTATCAATGAATCCATCTACTGGTAGTAGGTCATTCTCATTTGATATCCTCTTCGCTGACTTGCCAAGAGACAAAGAGACCAAGACTGAATACCAGCGTGAATCATTGAGTGATTGCATCAGACTTGCTGAAGACTTACTTGCAGAAATTCAAAATGGTCAAGTCATCTTCGGTGAAGATGTGGAGTTAGAATCTGGAGCAACCATCACTCCATTCATGGAAGAGTTCACTCATGTGTTGACTGGCGTGACTCTATCATTGACCATGACATTCCCATGGAATTGGGATGCTTGTACTATTCCAGCAGATTGGTCTGCTGGTGGTAGTGGTAGTGGAGGAACAGGAGGAGGAGGAGGAGCATCACTTGTGTTGAAGGTGAACAATGTTGACAATGTTATTCAGACTATTCTCAACATAACTGCTGGAGCAAATATGACCATCACAGACCTTGGTGATGGCAGAGTTCAATTTGATGCAACTGGTGACATAGGAACAACATGGGGAACAATTGGAGGAATCCTTGCAGACCAGATAGACTTGCAGAATGCTCTTGATTTGAAAGCCGACATCAGTAGTCTTGGAGCAGTAGCATTCAGCAATGACTACAATGACCTTGACAACTTGCCAAGTATACCAGCATCACAAGTCAATAGTGACTGGAATGCAATCTCTGGAGTAGCAGAGATTCTCAACAAACCAACTATACCTACTGCAACAAGTGATTTGACCAATGATAGTGGATTCATTACAATAGGTGATGTTCCAACGCAAGTGCAGAGTGACTGGAATGAAGCAGATAACACGCAACTTGATTTCATAAAGAACAAACCAACCATACCAACATCATTGCCGCCATCTGGTTCTGCTGGCGGTGATTTGACTGGAACATACCCAGACCCGATAGTTCACAGAGTGCATGGCATCGACTTGCAATCTGGAACACCAACATCGGGAGATACATGGGTCTATGGTGGAAGCCCAGCCAAATGGCAACACCAGATGCTCCATGCATCACAAGTAGACAATGATAGTGCAGTCTCTGGAACTCATGTCAGTACTGCATTGAATAACTTGAATACTGAAATAGGTACAAAAGAACCAACAATAACTGCTGGAACTGCTTCTCAATACTACAGAGGAGACAAGTCATTTCAAACATTGAATACAGATGCAGTTGCGAATGGCTCTGTTGTTCCTTCACCTACATTGACTGGCGCATTGAACAACTTGAGTAGTGGGAAAGTCACTACCAATTCACCAATCACTCCATCAACTGCAACAAAAATCACCTATGATTCCAAAGGACTTGTGACTGCTGGAACTTCATTGTCAGCATCTGATATTCCTTCTGGAATTGATGCAACAAAGATTGGTGGTGGAGCAGTATCAAATACTGAATTTGGATATCTTGATGGTGTGACATCTGCTCTTCAGACACAATTGAATGGTAAGCAAGACACATTGATTTCACAAACCAACATCAAGTCAATTAACAACACAACACTACTTGGTTCTGGGAATCTATCAGTAGCATCACAAGATTCAATCTCACTAATTAACAACACATCTGTATCTGTTGGAGCAACTACTACATCATATGTGTCTTTCTGTGCATTCACTACTAACTCAACAGAAGCGAATAGACAGATAGTTGTTCCAGTTGCAGGAACAATCAAGAACTTGTATGTGTTGACATCTACAACTCAACCATCTACTGGAACTCAAGTTTGTCTTGTTAGAAAGAATGGGGCGAATACTTCTGTCACTATCACTATTGGAGCGAATGCAGTTGCAGGAACTTTTTCCGACACAACCAATTCAGTATCTGTGTCTGCTGGTGACAAGTTATCACTACAAGTCCAGAACAATGCGTCAACTGGAGGAGCAACAATTGTATCTGTAGCAATAATCATTGAAAGAACATAGACATGAAATCAATTCAACCAATAGATGTTTGGGTAGATGGTTCTATCCAACAAGCATCACAATTGACTCTGGTCATCATCTTTGACAATCTTGAAAGTGAAGCAGTCTTTGAATATCACTTGAGCAACATAGACAATGTATCTCTCATCAAAGGTTCATTCACCATTGGTGATGGTGACTATCAACTTTGGGGACAAAGTCTTGATGCAAATACTGATGCTTACAACTATGCTGGTTCACTCTTGAACTTGACCTTTGTATGAAAGACCTTGAGAATCTTCGGAAGATATTTGAAGAGTTTGGTGATAGAGCAGTTGAACTTGCCAAGTCCAATCTGAACATCACCAGAACCATTGATGGGAAGAAGAGAAGGAGATTCGCCTCTGGTAAGTTGCGTGATTCTTTGACCTATTCATTCTGGAGAAGAGGAACAAGTGACTTCATCATCTTCACAACCAAAACAAAACAGACCAGAGAATATGCTGATGTGATTGAGGAAGGAAGAAGACCATATCCCAATGACCCATCAAAGACTCCTCCATATGAAGCAATTCTGGAATGGATACGAATCAAGAAGATTAGATTTCGGAATGTTGATTCAAAGAATGTGATGCAGAAGAGCCAGTTCAAAGCAAAGAGCAGAGAGCCAAAGACTGCTGAAGCAGAGATGAAGAGCATGGCAATTCGAATGGCAAAGAGCATCAACGCGAAAGGCATCAAGGGAATCCACTATTTCAAAGAAGCAGTTGAAGATGCATTCGATGAGTTCGATGATAAGATACTTGATGCATTAATCAAAGACATAGACATGAGATTGAAATCAGACAAATTTATTTAATAGACATGGCACTATCAATAGTTGATGAACCATATTCATTCACACCAAGAGGACAAAGACTGCTCTATAGAGTAGAGTCAACAAACTATACTGAAGACGGATTCAAGTATGGTGTTCTAATAGTGGATGAAAATACAGGAAGAGAATATGAGTTCTTTCTGGACAGAAGTCCAAACATCAATGACTTGCTCTTCGACCTTGCTGGTGTAGTCAAGTTATACAATAGTGAATCAGTAGTGAACACTACTCCAGCAGATACTATCTGGGAAGAAACAGAAGCATGGAAGTTCTATACAATTGAATTCAGCGAATGGTGGATAATTGGAGGAATCTTGACCTTGAATGCTGGTAGTGAAATATACACCGAGACAAGAGTCTTCAATGCATACTATCAACCAAGTGATGGGTACAAACCAGATGTGAATAATGGTGATGTCTATGCAAGATTCACGTTGAAGAACAACACAAGCAGAGCATTATCAGATAGACAATGGGATACACATACTTGGTTGAATGGTGGACAATTCAATGAATACCTAACTACTACCAAGACATTCATTCCTGTTCTTTCAACTGATGTTGGTTCTATCAGTTATCTTGGAGATGATATCTATCTGTCCAGTAACATAGCAACAAAGGTGAAGATGACTTTCTTCCCAGCATCTGGCATTCCAATCTTCACCACATTGAATTTCCTTGGTACACCAATGGAAGCATTCGGATGCTACCCATACAACTTGGAGCAACAAAGTACATTCCCGAAACCAAGTGACTATCCAAACTGGTCAAGGTACTATGTTCAATTCGTAGACAACTTATCTACTCCAAGGTCTATGACCTATGTGTTCTACAATGCAGAATTGTATGGTCAGTATGATTGCAGATACCAGAACATCAGAATTGGTTGGGTGAATTCCAGAGGAGGATGGGACTACTTCAACTTCATCAAGAAGAATGAAGTCACAACCAGCATGGAGAGAAAGCAGTACAAGAAGTTGTTATGGAATGATGTTGGAACATTCAATGCTGACCAAAGACAATTGACAGACAGAGATACAATAGTCACCAAGACAATGAGCATCATATCTGATTGGTTGCAAGAGAATGAATTTGTCTATCTGCAATCTCTCTACCACAGCAATCAAGTAGTCATGTTGACTGATGATGGGCAAGTTGTTCCAATCAATATAACAGACAACTCGTTCACTCAAAAGAAAGAGAGAAACGGGAAGTTGTTCAACATCACTTTGCAATTCAAATATTCACAAGATTTCTGGACATGATAAACGAAGTTCAACTCATTGCTTGGAGAAAAGCAATTGAAGATTCTATTAAATATACAGGAACTTGTGTTGATGCACAACCAACTGATACTGCTCTGTTCGTCAACATAGACCCAATTGCTGGTATATCTGCATCAGACTTGGAAGGTCTATACATCACCTTGACCAATGAATTGAATCAGTCACAGACATTCCCAATATTGGATTCATCGGTTGATGGTTCAGTCTGGAGAATCACTACCTATTCATTTGTTGACTTGAGTCAATATGACTTCTCAAATTATGCAACATATGAGATTGGAACAAGGAACTTCATTGGTAGTCCAACAGGAGATTGTGTCTCAACCATTACTCTACTGACAAGCGGATTCATCATCAATGGTGATGTGACCTATCTGCTCCACAAGAACATCCAAGTCAATCTGGACAATGGTGAAACATACAACTGGTATGTGACAATTGCTACCTACATACCATTGAATGATTGGACAATTGTGCAATTCGATATGTACTTCCCTACTGCAACAGGAATCAATGGTACATATTCAGTAGTGTTTGATACTGCTCCATTCTATCTTGACTTGTATCCAAATGAGAGCATCAGTCAAAATTATCAATTCACAGACATTGGTAGTTTTGGAGCAACTGGTGAATTCAGCAGAGAGTTCAGAGTTCCATGTACATCGGAGAATATGAAGATATTTGGTCTTCTGGAAAACGTGAACTTCAATGACTCATTGAACTACTTCCACACCAAGTTGAATGCAGAGATTCGTGTGAACACATTCCCAGTTGCCATTGGTCACTTGAGAGTCATCAAAGCATATACACAGAATGCTCAATATAGTGACTTGGAATTATCATTCTATGGTGCATCACCAGACATAGTGAGAAGCATAGGTGATAATAAATTGAAGGACATCAATGACCTATCTACTTTGAATCACTATCTATTCAAAGACATGATTGCAAACAATGTTGCAGTCATCACATATGGTAGTGTTCAATCTGGTGGTGGAATAGGTGTAAACAATGTCTATATAGAAGAACAAGACAACTTGAACTTCTTCATGGGAAAGACCTTGAGACTTGACAATGGAACAACTACTACTACCAGAGTGATTAACTATGTTGATGATGGTGGATTGAGTCAAGATAAACTTGGATTCGCAATTGCTCTTGACCAAGATTACTCATCTGGTACATGGCAGTTGATTGATGATTCTATTCTGGACAATGTTAGATATGCTCTATGTGACAGAGGACAGAAATGGGATGAAACAGGAGTGACAGGAAGCAGACCAATCTCAAATGAGAATCAACCATTGTATGCTGGTGACATGACTCCTCATCTCAATGCATGGTGGATATTCAGCAAGATAATCAATGATGCTGGATTCGAACTCAATCCTACTCCATTGGAATCAATACTTCAGTCATACTGGATTCCTTGGATTAATTCACCAAGCATTCAAGTCAGCAATCAAGACAATCAGTATCTATTCAGAGCGCAACTGACTTCCAATACTGACTATGACTATGGTGACTTGCTCTCTTTCACAGAAGTCTATGACAATGATTCATTGTATACAGGAGGAGCATATAGTGTTCCATTTCCAGCATACTACACATTCAGAGTTTGGCTGACCTTTCAACCAGTCAATCTCTACAATGCATCACAGACAATATCATTCCAAGTGAAGATTGGTGGAGTAGTTCTTCACACACACAATGTCTACATATCACAAGCAGACATCCTTGCTGGGAATCCCATCAATGTGCAGTTCACTACACCATCACTCTTGATTGACCCGAATCAGTATGGTGTTCCAGCAGTATCTATCTACACATATACACTATACAATGGAACAACTTTTTATGGGACTGCATCCTATGACCCAAACAATGGTAGTGGATGGGAACTGGTAAGCATTGCGAATCCTATGTATGATGCTCTGGTACAAATAGGACAGAATGCTCCAGACATTAAGCAGATTGATTTCTTGAAGGATATCATCAATATGCATTGTTGTGCAGTTGTTCCAGATAGAAACAAACCATTTGTATTGTCTATCATTCCGATGAATGATTTCATCAATAGTGGTGAAACTCTTGACTGGACAAGCAAGTTGGACATCAGCAAAGACATAGTAGTATCTCCAACAACAGACAAGCAGAAGAGAAATCTCCTGTTCACTTACAAGGGTGGTGGTGATGTTGCATCGAAGTTCTACCAAGACAATGGTAGAATCTATGGTGAATACAAAATAGATGGATACCAAGTATCACCAGAAGACCCATACAATGATTTTGCAGAAGGAGAATTGAAAGTTCAGTTGACTGCCGAATCGAATCCATCCAACTATGTGAGAGGAACATCACTCGTCATCTCAAAGTATGTCAATGACAAATGGGAATTTGTTGTTCCCAACTTGAGATTTGTATATATGTCGGACATAGGTCTGGTCAAGATGTACAATGAACAGACAGAATTGGTAGAAGATGTTGAAGTCTATGTAACTAACAACTACTCTGATTCATATTCAGACATCACAGACTATGACTTGAACTTTGCTCCAGAAGTTCCTCTCCATGTGATTGAGTCGAATCCATACAAGAATTTGTTCAATCAATACTGGAGAGACTACTTGAATGAACTCTATTCACCAAGAGCAAGAATGCTGGAAGCATCATTCTCACTTGATTTGTTAGACATACAATCATTCTCCTTTGCTGACAAGATTTGGATAAAGGATTCCTACTGGAGAATCTTACAAGTCAATGACTACAAAATGGGAATGGAGGAATCAACCAGAGTCATCCTGTTGAAGACTGACATATCACAACCAGATTGCACATCTGTTCCAGTATCAGAAGAGAATGGATGGATTCAATTCGAGGACTATGAAGGCAATCCAGTTGATGCATCCGCTACTTGTTGCATTCGTTATGGATATTCATGGAATAAGAAATTGAAGTTGTGTGCAAGCAGAGGAGAGTCAACCAACCAACCAAGTGACCCGACTGGTGGAGGAGCAAACACTATGGCATCTGTGATGCAAGGACAAACCATTGAACCAACCATGAAGATTGCAATGGTAACAGGAAGCAATGTGTCACCAGACAATTCATGGTCATCATATGTCGGAAGAGACATCACTATTCCAGAAGACAATCAATTTACAACTGCTCATGGTGACTATCTGAAATCAATTTCTGGTCAACCATCATCTGCTCTTCTTGGAAGCAATGTTCTTGCTCCAATCAAAGGACTTCATTTTGGTGGTGGATGGAGAGGAGAGAGATTGTCCAGCAAGGAAGGAAGTCAACAGACAGGACTCATTGTGATAGGCAATGAATACATCTTCAATTCTACAGGAGATGAAGTTGAACTCTTTGTTGGGAATGAAACGCTGACCAGACTTTCTATCGAAGATGAAACAAGTATGTCTATTCTCATCCATTCTCATGTGTCTAACCAACTTGGATTCTGGGCAACAAGTCTCTACTCTGCTATGATTTGGAAAACTGGAGGAATCACATACAGGTCTCTTCCAATTCAGTTGATGATTGATGATTCAATTGGTGGACAATTTGATTTGAGACCAGTCATTGATATAGGTACCAACACAAGTGAACATAGATTCAAAATATCTATGGTTGACCTTGGTTCATACATCTATCCAACACCAGCAGTTCAAGTAATATCAACAATTCAATACACACAAACAAGATGACCAAACACAATTCAATCAGTTCAGTTCTGGCAATTATGAAGCAAGGAATCAAGGTAGATAGACCATCAAAAGAATTGTCACCAGCAATGGTCAAGACAATCAAATGGACAAAGAATATCTTGTTCTTCTGCATGAATCTCCTGTCAATCTATGGACTCTACAAATTAATATTCTAACATGGCAAATCAAAAGGACTATACTGCAAGAGTCATCATAGATACATCTGGTGCAATTGACAACATCAAAGGTGTATCATCTGCATTCAATCAACTGAATCAGTCTACGCAAACTACTAATCAGAGATTGGTGGAATTGCAGAAGACCATGAGATTGATGAATCCAAACACCAAAGCATGGCAAGATGCCGCGAAAGAATACAAGAATTTAGGAGGCAATGTCAAAGCATTGAATGGTGGATTGAAAGACTTGCAAAAGACTCTTGCATCTACTGACCCTAATACTGCGGAATGGCAAGAACTCAATGACACATATCTTGCTCTGGGTGGAACAATAGAGGACTTGAACAATGAGAAACTTGCAGTCCTCAAAGAGCAACTTGAAACTCTTGCTCCAGATTCAGAGCAGTATTCTAAAGTAGCAGAGGAGTTTCAAAAACTTGGTGGAACACTACCTACTGAACAAGCGAAAACATTTAAGCAACAGATTCGTGAACTTGAAGTTCTATTGACTTCTGGAAGAGTTCAAGAAGGAACTGCTGAATACGAAGCATTGAGGTTGAAGTTGACTGAACTGAAAGATGCTCAAGCAGACTTCAAGGAAGAGATTGCCGCATCTACTGGTAGTGTGATGGAACAAGCATCTGGGAATGTTGGATTGCTTGGTGATAGGATAATGAATCTTGACTTTGAAGGAGTAAGTCAAGCCATGAAAGGATTGACTGGTTCAGTCAAAAACTTTTCTCCTAAAGCAGTAGTTGATGGTTTCAAGGCAATGGGAACATCATTCAAAGCATTCGGACAAGCATTGATGAGCAATCCATATATACTTGGATTGACTGCTCTTGTTCTTGGAATTACTGCTGTTGTCATGGCGTTTCAACAAGCAGATGAAGATGCCAGAGCAAAGACTGACCAGAAGATGAAGCAACTTGAGGCTGATGATAAGATTCGACAACTCACAATGAGGAAAGAAGTTGCAATGGCTGGAGATAATCAGAAAAAGATTTATGCTATCAAGATGCAAGCAAAACTTGATGACATAAAAAGTAATAATGAAAGAATCAAAGAATTAGAAGACCAAGAGAGAAGAGGAGTAGAGATGACTTCAGAGCAATGGACTGAATACAACAATCTCAAGATGAAATCATCTGAACTATGGGCAGATAAAGAAATCATGGAGATTGAAAGAGTTCAAGCCAGAAACAATATGTTGCTTGATGTTCAAAGAAAATACAACCAGATTGGAATGAGTGAGAGAGAGATTGCTTTCGATAACTTGAAGAATGCATGGGAAGACCAGAAAAAGAAATTGGAAGACGCTGGTGTAGGTTTTGAGGATATTAAAAAAGCAGAAGCAACATACCAGAATGATGTGTCCAAAATGAGACAAGGATTCAACAAGCAAGATGCAGCAGAATCAAAGTCAAGAAATGACCAGCGAAGACAACAGAGAGAGCAGAATAAGAAGCAAGAAATGGATGATGCAAAAGAACTTGCTGACTTGAAGAGACAGATACAACAGGAAGCAGTTGCAGAAGAAGAAGACCTTGATGAGAGAATCCGAAAGTCTAAAATGACAAAGAGACAACTTGAAGAGGAAGCAATCAGAGATGAATACTTTGACTTGATAGAACGAGCAAAGCAATTCAATCTTGACTACGAAGCATTAGAAAAGGAAAGAGATAAGAAAATTGCTGAATTAGATAAGGAAGCAAATGACAAGAAGATTGCAGATGCAAAAGAATTGAGAGACACATTGAGTCAAATGGCTCAAGAAAGAATTGCAGAAGAAGAAGACTACTTCCAAAAAGGACAGGATGCTGGAAAGACAGAACATCAGTTGAAGTTGCAACAATTAGATGAGCAGTATTTCGAAGAGAAGGCAATGATGGAGCAGTACCAGATAGATACAACTGAACTGACCAAGAAGTATGAGAGAGAGAAGACGATGATTGAAATGGAAGAGCGACAGAGGAGAGTAGACCAGCAAGTAGAATGGGCAACAAATAGTATAGGACTATTGACTGCATTGAGTGAACTTGGTGAGCAGAAGACTGAAGAAGGAAGGAAGAAAGCATTCAAAAGAAACAAGGCATTGCAAATTGCACAAGCAGTTGCAGACACATATGCGAGTGCAACAAAAGCATATGGTTCACAACTTGTAGTTGGGGATGTAACTTCTCCTGTGAGAGCATCAATCGCCTCTGGAATTGCAGTAGCAACAGGACTTGCAAACATTGCGAAAATTGCAAAGACACAATACGAAGGAGGAAACACATCTACTCCATCGGCATCTGGTGGTGGTGGTGGTGGAAGCATGGCTATGTCTTCTGGAATCACCAATAGTTCTACTCCACAATTGAATCCATTGGTTACAGATTTTGTGAAGAACAGACCAGACCAAATCACTCCAGCATATGTTCTTGCTGGTGATGTTGCATCTGCAACTGAAGTAAGAGAGAAAGTTCAAAATTTAGCAAGAGTCAAATAATATGGAACAGAAAAAAAGAGTAGTTAAATGCGTAATTGATGACCAAGGGAAACTTGGAATATCAGCAATAGGACTTGTTCATGACCCAGCAATAGAAGAACTCTGGGTGAAATTGTCCAAGATTAAGTTAAGTGAAGTCCAACAGGAAAGAAAGATGTTGTATGGTGCGGCATTAGTACCAGATAAACACATCCTTCGTCTTGATGGAAATGGTGAAGAGTTCTACATCACTTTTGAGAAAGACACAATCATGAAGTGCGCCCATCAATTCTTGAAACAGAATCTCCAGCATCAACATACCTATGAGCATGAGCATCCAGTTTCTGGTTGTGTAGTAGTAGAGTCATGGATAGTTGAATCAGAGAATGACAAGAGCAGACATCTTGGTCTTGATGTTCCTGTTGGTACATGGATGATAGGAACAAAAGTAGATGATGAATCAATCTGGGAAGAAGTCTTGAATGGCACTATCAGAGGATTCAGTATCGAAGGAATGTTCAATGAGATTGGTCTATCCATGTCTGCTCCTTCAACCGAAGACTTGTTCATTGCTGAACTTGAGAAGTTGTTGATGGAATCATCTATGAAGTAGTTGTATAAAACGAAGAAGGGAAGCACATGACTTCCCTTTCTTTCTCTAATACACTACCACTATTTGAACTTGATATCTGCCAAGTGAACCATGTGCATGATTCTTTTTATAGAACGCACACAACTTCTTTTCTCTTTCATTGTCTCACTCACAACCATGACTTGTCCATTCTTGGACTGGAGATACCAGTACCATTGTCCATCATCTGATTTGGTCACAATGAAATTCATGATTCAAAAATAGAGACATCAGAAGACACAATAATGATTGTATACAACTGGTGTTATATACATACTTGGAAAAGAAAATATAGAACTCATTCTAACTAATCAAAGAGACGTTCCACAAATTCAACATCGAACCAAGTTCTGTTGGAGTTAAGTTGGAAGAGGAGTCTCAAATCACACTTTCCTCTGAAGGCAAGTTGCAAGATGGCACAATGATTTATTCTACTGCTGATTCTTGGGCAGTAGGTTCAGATTGCTACACAATGGATGAATCTGGGAATCCTGTTCCAATGTCTGCTGGAGAATACGTTCTGGAAGATGGAAGCAAGATGGTCGTTGATGACAAAGGATTCATCACAGAGATTGCATCTGTTGAAGAAGAGCAAATGTCTTCAGAAGACTTGATGAAAATCATTGAGTCTTTGAGTGAGAAAGTGAATGCTCTCACCAATGAGAAGACTGAACTTGCATCACAACTTGCAAGTGAGTCAGAGAAGTCAATCAAAGCAAACAAAGAACTTGCATCTGTCAAGACTGAATTGTCTGCATTGAAGAAGACTGCATCTACTACATCAATCAAAGAAGCAAAGTCTCATGCATTCGGAAAAGAGAAGTCTGCTCCAGTTCAAAAGACATATGCTCAAATGACATTGAAGGAGCGAATCCTATTCAATATCGAAAACAACAAATCAAATTAATTAATCCAGTATAATTGCTATGGCAACAACAAACACTTTAGACACAACTTATGCTGGTAAGTATGCTGGAGAATACATCCGCGCTGCTTTCCAGAGCAATGATTCATTGAACTATGTCACCTTCCGCACCAATGTAGATTGGCGCGAAGTAGTGAAGAAATTGGTTGATGATATTGACTTCGAAG